TCTAGCGCACCTTCGATGTCGCCTGTTTTAGTTTTAAGGCGTTCATCTGAGTAGTAAGCTGTGATGTTGCTTGTGGCTGCAATCTGGTTAGCTACATAGAATGCTTTACTACCGTAAACACGCACCCATGTGCTATCGTTCATGTAGATGCCGCCACCGTAGGATTCACTATACCAACCTGTCGCGCCAGTAGAACGCCACCAGTTATCAGCATAACCTGAGTTACAAGTCATATTATTGCTGTAGCTGTTAGCGTGATAACCTGCACCGTTAGTTAATTGGTTGTTGTTGGTGATATAGTTAGCGTTTGTTGCACCTGTATATCCAAGGTCAGCTAGGGTTATTGTTTTAGAGCCAAGACCTGTTACGTGACCATAGGTGTCTACTGTGACATCTTGGATAACTGTAGCACCGCTGTTGTTTACAGATGCTTGTGAAGATGTATCTGCGTGGCTTATGGTTACATCACCTGTACCACCACCTGTAAGGCCAGAACCTGCTGTGATAGTTTGGTCATTCTTAGCGTTAGCTTCGATGCCATCTAGCTTTGCACCATCTGCTGATACGTCACGACCATCAAAGGTCTGACCTGCAGCAAACGTAATAGCACCTGTCATAGTACCACCAGAACGTGCTAGTGCAGCATCCGCTGTCGTACCTTGTGCTGCTGTAGCGTAGTCTGAACTATCAAAGGCTTTTACTTGAGCAAGGTTAGTAACCTCACTATCCATCAAAGCACCTGCTGCTGTGACGTTAGTTGTATCTGTTACGTCTGCACCAGATTCAATACCATCTAGCTTTGTACCATCAGCCGCAACATCACGTCCATCTACTGTACCTGTAACTGTAATGTTACCATTGATAGTTGCTGCAGCAAAAGTTGGGCTTGCTGTAGTAGCAACATCCTGACCAATAGCAACATCATTAGCGTTAACTGTAACACCTGTACCAGCACCTACATTAAGCGTCCTATTAACACCGATGCTTCCACCGCCAGTAAGACCATCACCTGCAGTAATAGTAGTAGAATCATCTGCTTTAGCATCTAGTGCCGCCTGTAGTCCGTCTACGTTAGAGATTACGTGTGCGTGTGAGTCATCACCAACAGCAGTAGTCATGTTAACGTTGCCTGAACCGTCAAACGATACAGAGCCTGTTACGTCACCTGATAGCTGAATAGTACGTGCTGTAGCTAGTGCTGAAGCTGTGTCAGCATTACCTGTTACATCACCAGTTAAGTCACCTGTCACGTTGCCTGTGACGTTACCAGTTACATTACCAGTTACATTACCTGTAAGCGGAGCAGTCACACCAGCGAATGTAGGACTTGCTGTAGTGCGGATATCCTGTACTGTGTCGAAGGTAGTACCTGTAAGTGTTAGGCTATCTCCTGCGCTGTATACGGCTGTCTCAGCAATAACTGTGAATGTGATGTTAGTAGTACCAAACGTGATAGTACCGCTAGTGTTCATCACATATAGTTCACCAGCCCCTGTGTCACCTTCTTTGACGAAGTATGCATCACCTTCACCCATAGCATTAGGGTCTGAGGCACCATAGCTGTCTGCGTCTGTGGCACGTGTAAGTACCCAGTTAGTGGAACCATCACCTACAGTAGTAACTGTATATACACCGTTGTGTGCTGCGTTAGTTTGGTTATACACCAATACACGGTCATTTAAACTTAGTGCCACACCGTCAATAGTGATAGCTGCCTGTGTACCTGCGTTAGTAAGAGTAGCACCTACACCTGAAGAACCGTTGTCATATGTAGCGTTTAGTGCGCTAGGTGATTCAACACGTACAGGAGTATGGTAGTGAATACCTGCAGCAGCAATCGTATCCACGTACTCTTTTGTCGCAGCTTGTAATGCCGAAGTCGGATCACCTGCTAGAGTTACTGTACCTGTTGATGTAATGTTGTTGAATGTTACGTTATCAGATGTACCTACAGCCTGACCAATAGAGATTGCGCCAGAAGAGTATGTTACGCCTGTGCCGCCTGATAGGTGTGCGTCAATACGTCCTGTAGTGAAGTATAAGTTAGTACCCTCTGCTAAGTCATCTGTGTCAAAGTTAGATAAGCTGATAGCTTGTAAGTTATCACTCTCGTCTAACAGAACAGTCTTGTCTGCAGGGGTAACCATGAACACGTTTTTAGTACCGCTGCTGAAGTTTACAGCAGAAGTACCACTAGAACCGTCGATTACTGTAGTACGCGATAGAGTGTTACCTGTGTTCCACGTACCTACACCAACTTCCCATTCGTCTGTACCAGAAGAGGTATGCACAATGGCATAGTATGTTGTGTCTCCGTTTGTCATGTGTGAGTTAAACGGAGCGAATGTAGCACCAGCACCAGCTAGGCTTACTGCGCCTGTGCCTGTGGTAGTAGTACCTTCTTTTACACGATCTTTAATAACTAATGCCATTGTGCGAATACCTTATTAGCTGATGCGGATAACAGCGTTAGAAGCGTCTGCAGTCGGGAACACAACAGTGAAGTCACCAGATGTAGCTGTAACTGTACCACCGAAGTCAAATACTGCGATAGCTGCGTTTCCTTGTGATGCGTTATAAATGATTGCACCATCAGCAGAGATAGTTAGGTTAGTGAAAACCTCATCTGCAAAGTCAACGAATGCTGTTGAGCCTGAAAGAGTAATAGTAGCAGAGTCTAGAACTTGACCACCTGCTGTATAGTTTGTACCTGTCGCTTCGTCAGAGTTACCTGTCACGTCAGAGTAGTTTGTCGTAGCAGCACCATAAGTGCCTGTCGGAGTATCTTTGATCAATGCGATCTTAAGAGAATCCGTATCTAAGTCGTGAACACCTCCAAGTAGTTCTTCTTTGAAGCTGTTACACATTGCCGTAGTGATTGCCATTTGGAAATGTCCTCAATAAGTTGAAAGCACAAAGGGGCCAGTACTTGACCAGCCCCAAAGTAAGTGCTATTAAGCAGCGTTGTAATGTGCTGTTACAAGTGCTTCTGGGCGTAGGATTTTGCGCCCGTAAAGGTGCATACCGCGAACGATGTCTGCGAATGAATCAGGGTCACGGTAGTTCTCAACTTTGTTGATTTGCTCCGCTGATGCTACTGCATCATCCTGACCTGCAACGATAACACCGTAGTTAGTATCTTGTGCGTTTGTACCTGAAGTACCTGCACCTGTACCTTTTGCTGGTAGGTTGTTAGACACGTACAAACGGAAGCCGTGGATGTTGTTTGAGATCATGCCGTTCATTAAGCCCGATCCACCCCATTCAGCTTGCAACATACGTGAATCTTCGTCTTTTAGCATCTCGACAAATACCGGGTCAACTACAAGCCAACGCCCACGTGCGTCTACGTTTGCAACATCCATCTGACGAGCCATACGTGCAATCACAGTCAATGGTGATACTGTAAGGGTTGACAATGCTGTTGCACCTGGTAGACGTGGTGCTAGTGGAATTGAGTCACCTGCTGCATAAGCAACTGGTGTTGCCTGACCGTCTGCGGCACCTAACTGACCGAAATCAGTTGCGTCTAGGTGGTTCGCTGTTAGGAATTCACCTGTTAGGTTACCTGCTGTGTCGTGCTGTGCGTCACCAGATGTTGTAGTGATCAATGCACCTGCTGTTGTGTGACCAGACAAGTAAGACAATACGTCTGCGTCCATTGCGTCAGCCATCTTATATGCTGCACGATCAGCAGCTAGGCTAACGTAATCAACGTTTGCAAACTGGTCTTCGATGTCATCCATTTTGAATGCGAAGTAGTTAGCTTTGTCGATTGTTAGAGAGAAGTCTTCATCGTTCAACTTCTCAACAGCGATAGCTGTGTGACGCTGTAGAGCGTTAACAGTTACATCTGGTTCTTTTTGAATACGAACCACGTCACCTTGGTTGGCGATCTCACCGAAGTAAGAGTTGTTTGTGATTGCGTTTGTGACAGCAGATTTACGTAGGGCAATCTGTGCCTGTTTAGAGTAGATGATGGGAGACCAGTTCCCATTAAATCCACCTGATGCGGAAGTAATAGCCATAATAATTTCTCCTTATAGATATGGCGTTGAGGTATTAACACTATATCCACTAAAGAGGCCAACGTCTTCGGGTAGTCCTAGAAGGGGCCGATTCTGTATGGGTAAGTCTTTTTGTGTGGCTTTGTGCTTGTTAAAGCATACACACTTATGATTTGTGTATATGCTATAGTTTTATTCACGATTTCATTAATGTCAACACTTACTTTGACATATCATAAATAAACTTGCCTGAGCGTTGTGCATCTTTGATTTCATCTGCACGTTTCTCATACTCTTTGATGCTCATTTTGAACACCTCAGATTCTTTTAACCACGTAGAGCGGTCATCTGCATTAGGTGCTGCACTGCGTTTATTCTTCACAGAGCTTGCAGCGTCCTTGTCAGAGCTAGAAGTCTTCTTCGTAGTGATACCCTTATCTGTCTTGTAAAGGTCAATCACACGGGCTACAGACTTAGCGTCATCCGTATTCTCGTACAAGGCATTCTGAATCCACTTAGGTTGACCCTCTGCCCATGTATGAAATGCATCGTCTTCACGTATATCATTAAAGTCAGGATGCATCTGTGCTAGTTCAGCTTCAGCCTTTTCACGCTTAGCTGTAACACGTAGTTCTTCAATCTCTGCTAGGCGACTATCTAAATCTGAAGCGCGTTCTTTTGCTTTCTTGTCAGCGATAGCTTCTACAATACCTGCTACGTCTGGGTACTTCTTAGCCCAAGCTTCTACTTCATCTTCTGACTTAGGTAGTACAAGCTCATTCTTAGTAGCTGCATCTAGTTGCTTTTGTAGTTTATCTAGCTGTGCTTGAGTTTCT